TGAATGAGAAGTTTCCTTGCGAGTTCTCCATCGGTCAGTGCAGCCAATTCTTTGATTCGTTTTGTGTTCATATTTTTTCTCCTTTTTCTGTAAACAAAAAAGGCAGGCCCATCGTGGTGATGAGTCTGCCTAGTTGTATCAGTTTGTGAATTGTACGAGCGCCGAAATGCGCAGATGCTATCTATCGTACATTCACAATTTTACCGGCATCGCAAGCAGCGTCAAGCTGTAGCAGCGGCGTCAGCAGCTGCTTTTTTGGCTTCCGTGTATGCTTCGTAAGCCGCGTGATATTCACTCAGCTTAATCTGCGTAACGGTGTCTGGAACCTTGGTGCTGCGAGTTGCATATTCGCAGGAATAATATCCGTAGATATTTCCCTGCTCATCATCCCACAGCTCCGTAGTGATGCGGCCGGAACCATAGAAGTTGGCCCACCAGAACTGATTGGCAAGAAACTTCTTGCCGTTCACGTTCTTACAGACCTCATCTTCCCACAGGCAGTTCATGGGCGAACGCTGTTTGAAGATGACAAAACCGTGAGGGTCACGGCGTTTCATGACCTGAGATTCGTATTTGGCGAGCAGCTCTGGTGTCAATTCGACCGTCAACCGGTCATTCAAGACATACGAGAATTTCTCACCGGGAAAATATTTGTCGAAGAATTGCTTCGCGATTTCAACGAAGTGCGCCTTTTCCTCCTTTGTCGAAAAATAATTCTTGTAGAATTCGGAACCGGGATTTACTTTGAATGCCATTTCAACCATTGCCATTACTCCTTTTCCATTTGGATAGTCCAGCCGTTCACATCGGAATAAACCGCATAGAGCAGCGTTGCGAAATTGTAGCCTCCGTCATACAGCGTATAGCGAAGGGAAATGTTCAGCGCAAGAGTCCGCTCCTTGACGACGCCATCGCAATCGAGATAGCTGAGCGTCTTTGTCGGATTGGTAAACCATGCTTCACGTTCTTCATTGAACTTATCTTCATCGTATTCCACGATTTCCTTGAAATACGAATCGAACGTGACGAGCTTGACTGACGAGAAGACATCAGCCATCATTCCGCACTTTTCAATCAGTTCATCAGGCCATTCGACCTTGATGATTGCTGCGCCGTTGTCTTTCAGCTCTTTGTGAGGGCTGAGCGAAACGTTATAGCGCTCACTGAGAAAGCCGAACAGCCAGGACCAATCGATAGTTTTCAGGAAACTGGCAGCTTCCTTGGCGTCCATGAAAATTTTGATTTCTTTACGTGCCATGATATATCTCCTCACGATATTATTCGGTGCCGAATTTAGCCCACGCTTCTTCGACACTCATGTGATAAGCGGCCTTGAACTGTTCTTTGAATCGTGCATTGAACAGTTCTTGATGGCGGGGGCTCATGATGATTTCGAGATTGAAGTCGGGGTCATCGGTGGAATTGTTGCAGTAGGAAATGTATGTACGAATGGTATCGTCCGGATGCCAGTCGATATACATGTTAATCCAGTCTGCATTCTCGGCCGTGTTCAAGTTAAGACCAAATGCCATATCAGCATCAAACCAGATAGGCACATAGACGTTAATCCAACCGTCATAGATAACTTCCGCTTTGTTGTCGAGCACAAATCGCATCAGCTCAGCAAAGTTCTGCACTACAATCGAATCTTGAGTGCAGAGGTCATGAACCAACTCATTGTGAGTCATTATGAAATGCCTCCTTGTTATTTGTTTTTTTGGTATTTATTATTTTTCGAAACTGTCGAAAAACCGAATCATCTCGCGGTTTACACCGACTGCGGATTCGAATTCAGGATACAGTGCTGCAAAAGCGTGAACGGTTTCCTTCTTGGAAACAAACCCGTAACCGTGGTGAACGCGCTCATTTTCGAGGCACTTCTTGAATCCGAAAGTCTGTTTCTTGAGGAAATCCCTCTTTCCGGTGCAGATATAGCACGGAGGAATGAGTTTAGAATAGGTTTCAGGCTTGATGAATTCAGCATAGCTGTGATTCTTCCAACCTTTGGCCATGTAATAGTTCTGGAGAAGCCCGACCTGGCCTTTGTAGATGTAGTACATCCCGCTCTGCAGGCCCATCGCATTGATGATGAGCCGCTTGGCTGCCTCGGGTACGTTCTCTTCCAGCTCGTCCTCTACCGGCTGCATCTTGGCAGGATAGCGGAGAATAGAACTTGCCATGCAGGCAAGGAACGCGCCAGCACTGTCGGCAACTACAAAGACCTGATTCAAGTCACCGCCGAAGTCTTCGGCGTGTTCAGCTACAGTAGCAAACGCATTGATGACATCGGTGATTTGACCGAAAACATTGGTTTCAGGAACCAGACGGTAATCCGGAACAAAGGTTAGATACCCTTCTTTGGCAAACCAGGTTGCCAGGTTCCGGTTCTGTTCTTTTCGGCCAGCAATCAAGCCGCCGCCATGGATATCGATGATAATCGGATGCTTTTCAGCGTCGTTATCCGGACAATAAACGTCCATGAAAAGATTCCGCTTGCCGCAAATAGCAATCTCAGTGGCGGTTATGCCTTCATGAGACATAACAGGCTGAGACCGGATGATTTCTTCTACATGGGTGCGTTCTTTCTTGGTGGCGGCATTGATGAAATTCATGTTAAAAACTTCCTTTCAAAAAATGATAAAAATAAAAGCGGCCGCCAATCTATAAAAAATGAGATTAGTGGCCGCTTGGGTGTTATTGGAATTCAAATGTGTATTGGGTTCCTCTTTCGGTTTTGACAAAAATTCTGCTTCCTGCAAAGCCAATAGCTTTTACTGTGCTGGTACGCAGGACGTCTTGTTGTTTTGGCGTTGTTGTTTTGAATACGAGTGGCTGTCCACTTGACAGCTCAAGAGTTCCGACCCGTCCAATGAGCGGAAGAACTCTTGCGTTGAGACTCGTGGTACTGTGAAGCAGCACACAACTGCTGTTAATCCGCATCATTGTCCTCCTGATATGAACTGGTCAGATATCCACATCCGGGTACTGATTCAACACATGATTGAACCTGTTATCCAGATGTTCGTCGTTTTCGTCCCGCTCGGGATAATCAAACTTTCCTTCCTCTTCTGCTGCATCCCCCAAACGTTCCATGAGTGCAATGACGCTTTCGAGCCAGGCGGAAGCCTTGCCAAACGTGTCATCCTCTTTTCTCTTGGCATAGAGCATGTCAGAGACTTCTTCGAGAGCCATTTTCTGCTGGTACAAAGTATTCCAGTTGATGTTCTCTACAGCGGAACGCAGGGGGGTTAAGTGTTCTGTTTCTGTTACAGTGTTTGTTACGGTCATTTTTCTTTCTCCTTGTAGTGTTTTGTTACAATAAACATCAGCAAAGCACCGCAAAATTCCAACAAAAAAAGCAGACTTCCAAACGGATAGTCTGCTTCTCAGAATTGTGAAATTATAGCGTATGTGTGCTGTTATCTATCATACAATTTTCATTGTATGCGTTTCGCACGAATACGCAATAACTATTTTTTTGTTTTAAGAATCGGAATTTTCTGAACTGTTGCTGTTATCATCGGAACTGGACTCAGCGTTTTCGTCCGCCGTGGAATTGTCACCAGATTCAGCGTCGGTGTTTTCTTCCACGCTTGTATCCTGTTCGACAGTCGAATCACTGTTGACTGATGCGTATGTACCAGTCAAGATAACGGGAGCTTCACCATAGCCCAGATAACCGCTAATCAGGCTGCCGGAATTTTCGACCAGGTACTTGGTTTCTGTCATGTTCGGGAACAAGTAGATATCCTGAATCGTAGTGCCCTTCACATCAGCGCTGTCAAAGGTATCGTTGCACGCCGCAACAACACTATACCCGTCATAGTTCCAAACCAGATAGAAGTTCTTGCCGCCGACTTCAACATCGTAGTCTGCATCTCGGAAATCTTCAAAGGTACGATACTGCTTGCTGGAATTGAAAGCGACAGAATCGTTGTTTGTCCAGTAGAGACCGGACGGATTGCCAAATAAACCATACAGGAAGTTGAACTGTTCCTCCGGCTCTCCGTCTGCCGGATAGCCTTCGAGTTTATCCGGGGTGACAGACGAATAATAGAGACCATCAAGGAACGCATCACCAATATCGATACCGTCGTCATTGGCTGCACGACCGTCCAGCATCAAGGTCAAGGACCCGCCGTTATATCCAATCGGATAATAGTCACAGCCGTCATCCTTGCTGGCAGTGTGAATGGAAAAATCACTGATTTCCTTTTCTACGCCTTCGCCTGTGGATTCTGCATTGATTTCACCAATGACTGTATCACCGTTTTCAAGTTCGTTCAATTTCAGATATCCCTTTACAGGCAAATCCCGTACATCCTGTAATGCAACATCCGTGATATCCAGTGTCTTGCCGGTATCAACGCTGCGCAGCGAATAGAACTTGCTGCCGTCATCGTAAGACAAAGGACTTTGCCCCATCGGAATACCGTCCGGCCAGGTAGTGTCAGGATTGTCCAGCGTGCCGGGCGTGAAATCCGGGAGATTCGACAACAAAGACCAGGCATTGATGGGTTCCGGGGTCGGTTCTGCTGTCGGTTCCGGTGTTGCCGTCGCGGCAGCCTGTGCTGCTTCGGCACTTGCCGCTGCGGCTGCCTGGTCTTTCCGTTCCTGAACCACAGATGTGGCACAGCCAGAAAGTGTCACAGCAAGTGCCATGGCAGCTGCGGTGATATTGATAATCTTTTTACTCATGCGCGTTTTACCTCCTTATGTTTACAGTTTTGCCTAATGCCGAGGAGTGAGAGACCCACCACGCCGATAAGCAAAGTGAGGAGTCCAAGTCCAAAAGCAAAGGCAATATATTGAATTACGTCGATGAGTTTAAGCCATTTCGCAATTGCAGCAAGCAAAAAAGCAAACAGGCCAAAGCAACCAGCCAGATAAATGAGCAAGCCAAACTGTGCAGTTCTGCTGAAAATCGATTCAAGTGTTTTCATGAAAAGCTCCTTTCTATAAATTCAATGGTATGCGATTCGCAAGAACCTGCAACAGGAAAACAAAAAAAGCTGCCCAGCCGAAACTGGACAGCCTATGTATGATTATATATTATCGTCTGTTATCTCGTTCTTGTCTCCTGCGTTCGCGCTCCTCATACTCTTTTTTCTGATACTTGAGTCGTTCATTCAGCAGGAAGGAGTTTTCATCGCGAGTCATTTGCAGTTTTACCTCGTACCAGCAGCCGTAAAGAAAGGCTGCCAGAATGCAGAAGCCAACGATTTTGACTAAGAGGTTGAAAAGGACGTTCACAATAACCGGAAAAATATAGCCGATGGCTTTGGCGATAAGCAGGATGAGCCCACCGAAGACAACGATTTTTGCGATTGTCTGAACAACGGGCGGGAAATCGCCCAGGACTTTGGAAATGGTATCGTTAATTTTGGTGATGATATTAGTGTTTTTGCCACCGTTGTTATTATTTTCTGCCATGTCGGTTCCTCCTTTTTGTGCCAATTATAGCACATATCAGCGCAAAGCGCTACATCCCGCACAAGGAATTTTTCTGTGCAAATGTCGAACAAAAAAATAATGCCGCCACCCTTTCGGATGACGGCAAGTGCTGTTATTTCTTTACGGGGATATTCTCGTCAAGAATAACATCGAAGTTGTAGTGCGGCATCTTAGATGCATCACCACCAGCAGCTTCGAGGGTCATGTAAAAGTCCTCGTCGTTCATTGCCTGCACGAGAGTGTTCATCTCGTCGCAGGTATGCTTGAGCATGGGGCCACGCTTGTTGCAGTACATCACAGCCGAAACAGGCTGAATGCCCTGTGCAACCATACCGTCCCAATGAGTCCGCAGCTCGGTTACAGACTTCAAAGTAGCAACGCCGCTCATGAAGTCATAAATCTTGCAGTGGGACTCGTCGATATGTTCCAGAACGTCGATACGAGTCCGGTTTGCGTACAGCGGGAACTGGAGCTCTACTTCATTCCCAGTGTCAGCAACCAACCGACTGGCGAATTCCTGCGCATACTTTTCAAGAGTGAGAGGCTCACTTTCGAGAGGCTTTACGTTCTCGGCAATAGCGTCGAAAATTTTACGCCATCCCTTGTCGCTCAGGTCGATATCCGACTTGTTGGCGAGGGTATTCAAGAACCCACGCGGCAGACCGGAAATATCAACAGCAACAACGCCGGTGAAAGCGTTGAAGGCCGGGTGACGAGCCTTGTCCCAGATGGTATCAAACTGAGCGGTGGCGATAACACGCTCGCCGAGCTGGATATCCAAGCCCTGCGTAAGCATGTTGTTCTGGTAGAAATGCTTCAAGTCATAGCCACCAGTAACAACACCTTTGGTCGCATCCGTATCCAGCTGACCACACTCAACCTTGACAGGAATCTCGTACCCATCATAGTCAACAGTGAAGTTCTTTTCCTTCTGCTTTTCCTTATACGGCTGGAAAATGGGCTTGACGAGAACGTCACAAGTCTTACCATTTGCCATATGGAAATCAGGAATCAGGATACGGGCGGGAGCAACGCCGGTAGCGTCAGGTGCCAAGTAATTGCGGTACTTGACACCAAAGTGCTCAGCCAGGCAGGTGCGCAGCACGTTCAGGCTGGTGACCCGGCTCTCGGCACAGCTGCCGTTCTTGGTCAGCATGGTGCTGGCAGTAGCCTTGTCCATCTCCACATAGATGATGGTAGAAGGAGCGCCAAGAGCCTTAAACTGCTCACGCATAACGACATCTGCCATAGGAATCTCTTCCTGCTCGGACATCGTCATGGTCGTAGCGAACGGGCCGTCAACGCGATGATAGCTGTCCTCTCCAGGCTGCTTGGAAGCGATGAACCAGGGATACTTGTTGCGAGTTGCAACAAGGATGAAGTTGTTTAAGCCAACACCGTGAATACACAGTGGGCCTTCATCGGTATGTCCATTACCAAACTGCAGGTTTTCCGGCAGCTTTTCCTTAGACATACCGTTACCCCAGTCGGCAATAACCACACCGATTAGGTTTTTGGCATGGCCTTTCACAATCGCGACCAAGATGTTAATGGCATCTCTGCAATTAGAAATGGCGTTATCAACCGGCTCACAAGCGGCATCGCTCATGGGTAACTTCTGGCGCGAAATAGCGTCAAAGTAATGGTTGGTGATGCCGACGTTGAAAGTGACGTTGTTATTCTTCTTAGCCATAATATAACCCCGTAACGTGGGGCCGTCGTGCTGCTCTCGAATTTATCTCCACAGCAATGTGAGCCCCATGTATCGGGGATGTTATTATTCCTTTTTGTCGGTTTTGCAGGAGCTATCAGCAATATCAGAAATTGCTTCTTTTACAGCTCCGAAAACATCAGTTGCTTTCAGAAAATCTTCTGCCAATCCTTTGATGTGGCTGTAGTTTTTGAAGACTTTCTTCACAATAAATGCGCCAACGATTGATACTACTGCCAAAAGCAGCAGAGCTTTCGCGGCCTCGGTCAATTTTACTTGCTCTAACAAGAGCGCGAGTATCACGCCATCTTTGCTCAGCTAGGTCTTAATTAGACTGTGAACGAATGAACCATAGCTAACTGCATATTGCTTAGCTTTGGTTTCGTGGTTGCTGATAATGGTGTCTACTCGCTAAATTATGTTTCGAATCATGATAATGTCCTCCTTAAAAAGGTTTGAAATTGTTATAGGGTATATATAAATACGCTCTTAACGCGGCGTTCGCGTGCAGGAACATTTATATAAACACATTAACGCAGTGTATACGTGCCATGCTGATTAGCATGACAATTCTATGTAATCAGCCTTTTCTTCGGCTGTCAGAAGTCCACGTTCCGTGGGATGAATCTATATTAAACGCAGAAAATCTGCGGGAATCCTCAAAAAAGAAAAAGGACAGAAACCCAATATGGGCATCTGTCCTTCTTCCAGGAGGAATATGAACTATGGCAAATCAATGATATCTCTGTTACATTATCTATTCTATGGGTATCGCACACGCCGTCAAGAAATTAGATGTATTTTTTGAAAAAAGTTTGCACGCGTGAAAGTTGCCAAAGGATTTTGCTGCACGGCGTGTAAGTTTATTTTGTGATACGCAAAACACGCGATATTTCGTATAAAACAAAAAAGCCGCCCACCCGGTAAAGGGCAAGCGGCAAGAGGTTAAGATTTGATGTACAAGGACGTTCCCTTAAACGGATTCAAGAGACCGGGCTTATATTTAGTGCGAACATACTCTGCAATTTCGGTATCCGGCATTGCGTTCAGAACGTCAAGCCAACACTCGGCATTGATAGCCATGAGGCCACCCATGCCAAGAGCATTTTCACAACGCCTGATGTCAGAAGCAAATGCGGTGTGAAATTCGCAGGATTCCGCAGCCTTGATGATGCGGTCAAAGTCGTACATACCAAGACCTCCTCACTGGCACAGAGCTTTGAGGTCATCCTCACTCAGAACAGGCACACCCAAAGCGTTCGCCTTATCGAGCTTGGAACCGGCAGCTTCACCGGCAACGAGATAGCTCGTCTTTTTGGAAACACTGCCGGAGACCTTGCCGCCATGTGCTTCGATGTAGGTTTTGGCTTCATCGCGGCTCATGGAAGGCAGCGTGCCGGTGATAACGAACGTCTTACCGGATAGCGGTGCGGATTCATCGTTAGCACCTGTTGGGGTATGGTAGTCGAGATTGACACCTGCATAGCGCAGCGCAGCAATCTCCTGCTTGAATTCAGGGCCGGACAGCATCACGTCGAGCGCAGCATAGATAGCGTCAGAGAAGCCAGGAATGTTGCACTCTTTAATGGTATCCACATTAAGGGTAGACAGCGTCAGCAGACTGCCGTTCGTTGCCTTGCACTGAGTAAACAGCGCTCGAGCCACATGGCCACCGATAAGACGGTAGCCAAGTGCTTTGAGAACACGGTCCGCATTCTGACTCTTGGATTTCTCAATGGAATCGAGAACTTTGTCAACGACTTTTTTGCCGTACATTTCGACAAATTTGGTGGTGTTCATGTACAGCTTATAAAGGTCAACGGGGCTTTCGATGAGCTTGTTGTCAACCAAGTACTGAATCATCTGAGGGCCAAGTCCCTTGATGTCCATGCAGGGCTTCGAGGCAAAGTGGATAACGCGATTCACAGTCTTTGCCGGGCAAGCGCCATTGGTGCAGTAGAGGTCCACAGAACCGTTGACCGGTGCGATAGGCGCACCGCATACGGGGCAGACCTGCTTTGTCATGTCGTAAGGTACGGCATCAGCCGGGCGTTTCTCCAGCTCCACCATCGTGATTTTCGGGATGATGTCGCCGGACTTGTGCAGGACAATCGTGTCACCGATACGGATATCCAAAGCCTTGATGAAATTGGCGTTATTGAGCGTTGCACGTTCCACGCGGGTTCCAGCGAGCTGAATCGGGTCAAAGACAGCAACAGGAGTGACGCGGCCAGTACGACCCGTCTGCAGCTGGATGTTGCGCAAGACAGTTCCCTTTTCCTCTGCGGGATACTTGTATGCAATAGCCCATTTCGGGGTTTTGGTGCGCTCGCCCATCTTCTGGCGAATGCTCAGTTCATCGACTTTGATAACTGCGCCGTCAATCGGGTAATCGATATCATAGCGCTTTTCCTCAATGTCGTGAATGGCTGCCAAGATGCTATCAATGTCATTGCAATGAGCGTAATAGGTGGTCTTAAAACCGCAGACGTCACGCAGATAGTTCAGCTGGTCACAATGATACGGGCTGAACTGTGCTGCATCACCATTGTTGACGCTCTGAACATTGAAAACGAACACCTGCAGATTGCGTTCCCGTGCAATGGCCGGGTCAGACTGACGCAGAGAGCCAGCAGCGCAGTTGCGGGGATTCGCAAAGAGCTTCTTCCCTGCTTCCGCCTGCTTTGCATTGGCTGCTTCAAAGTCCTTTTCCGACATATAGCACTCGCCACGGAGTTCGATTTTGCCGATACCCTTGGGCAGCTCGATGCTGCGAGGCAGGCAAGTGAGGGCTGCGACATTGGCGGTCACATCCTCACCGACATGGCCGTCACCGCGCGTCGAAGCCTGGGTCAGATAGGCAAGACCATCGTCAGAACGTTCGTAGACAAGAGACAAGCTCAGACCGTCGATTTTGCGCTCCACAGAGAAGGTCACATCGGAGTATTCAGCTTTCACCGAATCCACAAAGCTGCGGACCTCATCATCGGAAAACACATCAAGCAGAGAAAGCATCGGTACACGGTGTTCAACCGGAATACCGAGAACACGCTTGCCGCCAACAACCTGTGTAGGGCTGTCAGCGGTCACGAACTCAGGATGTGCCGCTTCGATATCACGAATCTCGTGCATCACGGAATCGTATTCCTCATCCGTTACAACCGGAGCATCCTGCTCATAGTAGGCGGCACTCCATTCTTTAGCCTTTGCGCAGAGGCTGTTGTAGTATTCTTTGGAAGAAATAGGCAGATTATTGTTAGACATAATATTTTACCTCACGTATGTTATTTTTTTGTTTTTTATAGCGTAATGGTTTGCGACTCAGTAGTAGCCTGGCTGACATCTTCAATACCATCCACAAAAACTGTTGTTCTGATAATGATACGGAAAGGAACGCCCTTTTGCCAGGTGGTGTTTGCACGGAGTTCATCCACCAGGCCAATCAGTGCCTGCATCTTGAGCATTTCGATGGTATAGCGAGTCGGAATCATGGTTCGGGTCGTCTCGAGATAAAAATGCCGATTTTTCTCATTGTATCCGAGAGAATCGTTCGTAACATCCATTTTTGCAACAACGGTGTAGTCGCTTTTAGGGATATCCTCAAACGGTTCCAGAGACTTATCCAATTCTACCATGCGTTTATCGAAGTCTGCAATAATGCGGGCTTTTGCTTTTTCGTAAATTTCGCTTGCCTGCCGAACCTGCTCCCGATAACACTTCACACACTCTTCTTTCGTGTAGAAGATGTTGATGGAAGTACCAGAGTTGCAGCGATACCCGGTTTTATCCATGGGAGCAATGACGGTTGAAGAAATCTTGCCCTTATTTACCGGCCGAAAATAGACCGGAGAATAATAGATGGTTTTGCTCGTTTCTTTTGCATCCGTAACAACAACGGGGGTAGGTTTGATGTTACGAATCGGTCCTTTGGTCGGCTCCGCATTTGCGCGATAATCGCAAATCCAAGCCATTTTGCCGAGGACGTTTTCAAGGTTCTCAACATAATCGTACATGCCGAGGTTATTGGTCTGGCGCGTAGGATTCTTTTCTCCAGAACCCTTAATCATCAGCTTGACGCCGTTTTCGGCGAGGTATTCATTCAGCTTCATAATGCTATTCCCTTTCTATGATTGTTATTTTATCGGGCCTTTGTGAGTACGGCAACGACCAGCTCCTCGTAGTCTTCGATGGCACAGTAGATGTCAGCGAAACCATAGGCGTGGCCACGGTCGTAGGCTTTCTGCCAGAGGATGGTTGCAGCCTTTTTGGAAATGCTGCGTTTCGTTTCGGCTTTGATGTCTTCCTGAATTTGAAGTTCGATAGCTTCCGAGATGTGTTCGATTTCTGCATTCTGCGCCTTCTTCAGCCGAGAGCATTCCGCATCCCAGGCTTTCTGTCGGCGAACGACCTCTTCCCTGTTCCAGCGCACCGATTTCTCTTCGTCGATGATTTCACCGTCTTTTGGGCGTTTAGAGTTGGGCTTAGTAGGTCTCTTCCAAGCGGTTTCAAGTCGGTTGCCAAGAGCCGTCCATATACTACCCATGATAACACTCCTTTTTTCTTGTACGCAAAAAGGCGAACCTCCCGGTGTGGGAAGTCCGCCTTAAAGCGAAGTGTGAATTGTACGAGCACACAGTGTGCTTAGTAGATGGTATCTATCGTACAAGCTAAATTATACGGGTCTCGCACGAAAACGCAAGATTATTCATCCATTGCTACAGTCACCAAACAGCAAATTATATGCTTTTTCGATTTCAGAATCAGACATGGCCTTCCCTTTTTCTTCAATGCTGTGCAGAATTAGAGTCTTGTCGCTCTCCTCATCCGGCACGAAGCCAAGAATCACATCCAGCTTGTTGCGATTCTCGTCCTGTGCAAGATACTCTTTGATTTCGGACCACTGCGCATCGCGCTGGTTCAGAGCGTCAACGTTCTGGACACAGAACGGGTTCTCACTTTGCGGCATAGAACCGGCAAGGTATTTGGTGTCATTGCAATACATCTTGATAAGCCGGACTATATAGTTCCGCTCTGCTTTGGTTCTTGCAGTCAGAATGTTGCTTGCGCTCTGGTACTTGTAGTTATCCCCAACAGCTTCCAACGACTCTGCAATCTGTCGAAAACTCAGCATTTCGTTTGTGGCCTTGTCATGCTGCGACACGGTGGAAGCATAGTATCCTTGTTCCGTTTCGTTTGCTTCTACCACGGCAGCGAGATTCGAGTCAATATGGATGAGCCGTTCACTGTTATCCCCTTGCGCACGAATTGTGTTGTTCACTTTCGCAATCCAACTGTCAGTTTCCGTAGCATCATCGCCCGCATAGAGGTAGGTTACAATATCCGGGTTAGTAGGGTTCGGAAGCTCCGCACAAGCCAAGGTCAGATTTCGCCCGTATTCTTTTGCCTGAAGGTACATGTTCGGATAATCGTCTTGTATTGTCTGAGCGATTGCCTCAACCTCGGCCTCGTCTTTTTCAATGACAAGGCCGACAGTGGCTACCTGCTCTTCAATGTTGAGCTGTTTCAAAATATCCTCAAGGTCAAATACAATAGCTTCTTTGTTGTTTGTATAGAACCGGATTTTCATAAATTAGGGCAAGGAGACCCGCGACTTCAGTCGTGGGAGGAATTGCCCGTTCACATCCTTTCAATTAAATAATTTGTTGCGGGCTCTAAAAGCCGCAGCTTTTTGAATGTCACGCCTTTAGAGATGCTCGTACCATCCAGCTTTTTAAGCGCAAAGCTCCCCGAAGAGCGACGTCCGGAAACGAAGCATTCTTGCCCTTTGTAGAGGACCTTATCCCAAAGACGGAACCCTTCAACGAGATAAGGCATTTGGCTCCGTTTACGGATACCCTTTTTAGAGAAATTTGCTTTATGAGTTTGCCGATTATGGTGTCTGATAGCCTTTGTACGGTAGCAAACGCTGCAAGGTTCAGCCAGTGGATGCTTGCTAATACAACGAGCATCGTTTGTATGGCTCTTCTTGATGTCATTTTGCTCACGGCGCATTTTAGTGATATAGCCATAAGTTCCCTCAACAGGGATAGGCAGCTCTTCTTTCAAACGTGCCATTAAGGTTTTGCGCATGATGCCCATGAAAGCAGCATCACGAAGAGGCTTGCCGCGTTCCTTGCCGTCAAGGGTTACTTTTCCTTTGTGAAGGTTCTTGTGGCATGTGGTACACAAAGTAACAAGGTTGCTTGGAGCGTTGCCACCAGTCTTACGGCTTTCGAGATGATGCACATGCAGCTTGACTACTTTTTCGGCAGTATTATGAGCACCACAGCATTGACAAGTGTAATGGTCACGCTTCAAGACATACTGACGAACATTGTATTCGTCGTACATCTCACCAAGCTGATAGTCTGTTCCTACAGGAAGAGGTTTTCCAGCAAGCATTGCCTTCAAGCGCTGCGTGTCAAACTCTGCTGTTTCTACTCTTACAAGAGTGATAGGCAAATTTTTACAGATGTGCTTAATGACGGTAATGTGCTCTTGAATTTTTACCTCAACCGAAGGTGCCAGCCGGCCTTTATGCTTGCTGTGGACGCGGTTATCAAATCTCGGCGGGCGGTAACGAGTCTTGCGATAGCGCCTTGAGCGGCGGTTTTGTTTGCGCGTGGAAAGCAATTTCACCACATCATTGCGAGGAGAGAACTCTTCACGGTAGAGTTCACGCTTCTCAGTAGATGCAGACAAACCAACATGCTTGCTGCCTGCGTCAACGCCCAAAGTGATAGGTTGCTTGTATCCTGCACTTCCGTACAGGAGCTTGATTGTAAACGGTGTGCGCTTTACAACGCATGCTTTTTGCTGTTTCAATAGCAAACGAGCCTTTCCGGGTGAGCACGGCATCAAGGGCTCGCCGTGCTTGTTAAGTACATACACATATTGCATGATGCCATGCTCCTTTCGATAAAATAGCAGCTAAAAAGAAGCTGCTCGCTCCTCCGAAGAGGGTAAAAATCCTTCCCCAAGGTTATAAACGGCTTGATGCAGCCACACCTGTCGGCTTTGCCTCAGCTTTACGTGATGTGTTGCCTTAGAGCGCACGGCTAGGATTTACACCGTACGGTAACTGTCTATTCGCTTATAACGGGGCGCAACTTAATGCGCATAGGGTAGTCAACATATCCTTACGGACACTTCTAAAGTGTAGACTTGCCGGAGCAAGCCCGCGACTTTAGTCGTGGGTTATTGACAGATTTTCCTCCTGGCAACAATAAAAAAGGCAGGCCCTCGGTTGGAAGGTCTGCCAAAAAACAGTTTGAGAATTGCAAAAAGGTCATTGTGTGGCTTTGACAGCTGCGTTTATCACTGTGTAGGCAATATCCAGGAGCCGAAACGCAAGAACTCCAAAAGATAATGCTACCAGCAAAAAGCAAAACACAAATTTTAGTTTGTTCTTACCCTGGAAATAGTACATTCCAAAGCAGGACGCGATGAGAACGCAGAGAAACACAACGACCCAAATAATATCAGCCATTGTCCTGTTTTTGATTCTGCTGAGTCGGCGGGGTCTTGACTTCAGCAGGAGCATTCGGAGTCTGATACTGAACATTCTGGCTCGGCTCTTTGGGAGTTTCGGGGGTCTGGTACTGAACAGTACTGGGGTTGTTCTGCTGTTCGGCTTTCTTTTCCTCATATTTGGTCTTGAGCTGAGAATAGGAATAGCCATCCTGCGGGATACCGTGATACTCATAATGGCCGAAAGCAAGAATTATGTTGAACACCGGATTCAGAAGGCAAAGACCAATCGTGAAACCAATACCTTCACCGAACGCAACAGCTTTCTTGTAGTTGGTGATAGCACCGATGATGAGAGCAACGACCAGGAACAGATTGCCGAGCAGCGGGATACCGGACAAAAGGCTCAGCACGACCGGAATCAGAAACAGCCAGCCGTTGCCCCAGTAGAGATTGAACTCAATGTAATTGCTGTAGAACGGGACGATGGATGCCCAGCCAGGCTGCCCGGCTTTCTCGAAAATCTTCCAGTTTGCAACAATTTTGAGTACAAAATACGCCACTACCAAAAGAATCACCGTGTAGAGCATTTCGCCCAATAGATTAAGAGCGCTGTAAGAATTATACATTTTATATCCTCCTCTTTCGGCATATGAAGCCGGATTATTCCTTCACTAAGTTCTTTGCCTGCCGCTGCCGTTCCGCAAGTTCTTTGCCGCGTCTGACCAGTTCCGCATATTGCTCTTCGGTCAGCTTGCGAGGCGGCTTGATTTTGACCCATTTCTTGGGCATATCTGCCTCCATACACCAGTCCTCATCCCGCGTGATTTTAACAGCATCAGGGTACTCTTTCGCAAGCTCTTTCAGCTGCGCCATGCGGGCTTTGTTGCAGGTATAGTAGGATGCTTTTTTTTCCGCATCATTGAACGTGATGATGGTTTCGCGTTCCCAGGGGCCGTCAGATGCCTGCGTGGCCACTTTTTTATCGGGCATGATTTTTCTCACCTCAATCGAATAAAATTGCCGATATAGCAGGGCCTTTGCAGATGTACCCGCTCGCCTCGGCCCATTTCGGCGTCATGAGCTTTCCGTTGGCCTTTACAAGCACCATCTTCCGAGCAGAGGTGCTCAGGAATTCTGCCGGAGCCCAGTTATTTCGCACAACGACGATAGCATTGTCGTCCGCGTTCTCAAGCATATGCTTCAGCTCTTTTACCGTCACCGTGTCACCTCCCGTTCAGTACATCGTCCAGTGCCTGCAAAAAAACTCTGGATTCCTCATTGATTCCGCCGCGACACAAAACCTTCGCAATATCGTCAAGTCCTACCAGGTACATATTCTCTTCGCCCATATACCCCTGCGGCCAGGGGACCGCATAGTAGTTGTGCGGAATAGAACTCGTGTCATAGCCGACCACAATATATTTCTGGTCTGCAACATTTTTCACCGTCAAGATAGTCCCAAGCGGTAATGCATCTTTCATGGAATGAGTAGTTGCAGGTATGATTCTCTGGATTTTCAAAACAGCACCTCCCTAATTTCAATTTTATGAGACTCGCACATTTGCGCAAGAAGACGAAACAACAAAAAAGCGGCCGCTCCCGAAGGAGCGACCGCAAAGATACGAGTCAGATATTATTCATGGGAATCAGCCTTCCTGAAATCAGAAAGTTGATTCTCAGTGGAACACTGCACGAAAGAAGTTTCCTTGCGCGGATTCACAAAAGCGTCTGTGGTCGCAAACGCATTGCCAAAACTCATATCACAGAAGACAACGTGTGCGCTCTCATCGTCAGAAGCACGAGGCGCAAAGCTGGTACATGCAAACCAATCCAATTCATCCTGCCCCTGTTCATCATAGAGATAAATGACGGGAGCCGGAATGTTGGGCGTCGGCATAGCCAGTGAGCCAACCTGCATTTCATTGACGCAGAGGTCGATGGGCGGGTTTCCATTTTGGTAATCCCACTCGGCGTAAGACTGGGCCCTGATGGTGGTGTCGCCATCATCTACCTCGATGCCAAGAGCAGCGATATCGAATGGAATACCGAGCTTCTCCTTGATTTCTTCCGGGGTGAAAGTTAGGAGCTTACCGTGTTCGCCTTGGATGTAGAGCTTCATGGCTTACTTTTCCTCCTTCTTCTTGTCGGCGTTCAGAATCTTTTCCAGAACGTCGTTGTAAGTATCATCGAGGAATCGACCGGTTTCTTCATCTGCTTCCGGAGCGGCGAAAGCACCGTCTTCTTCAGCTGCATCCTGTACAGCGTCGAAGACACCGATTGCGCCCCAAAGTTCATCGGCCAGAAGGTCATAGCCGAGGTTCTTCACTTTTGCCGACAAGTCAATCAGCAGCATTTTTTGCCGAAAGAACTCGTTCATATCCAAGCCGATGTAGGGTTTCGCTGCAGTATTGTTTTTCTGAGACTTTACTTTGAAAATGCCCCAGTCAAAGTTGCTGTCTGCGCCGTACATATACCCGGACGCAAGGCAGAAACCGTCTGCTGCACTGTCCTCAACGTTGATACCGACTTCATAATCGCTGCCGGAATCTTCGTCAAGGTCAATCGCATAACCTGTTGCCTTTTCGTACTCTGCCTCAATGTCAGTTTTCATGGCTGCCAGTAGAGCGTTGAAATCGGTATTCTGAGAAAGCAAGTTCATGCTTTCGCCTTCCTGATTTTTGATAAGAATGAACATAGTATTTACCTCCTGATAATTAAATCATGCTATCAGACAATTTGTCGATAGTCGCTGTGATGGTTTCGTTTTCCATCTGAGCCATACGCTCAAACAGATGAGACCAGTCGATGGCATCATGGACACGCATGACAAACGCATCATAGGTGCCACTGGCCTTCATCATTTCAATTTCAGACTCATAGCAGCCGGACTCCTCAAGCATGAACTTGATGTCGTCGGTTGGGTTGATTTGTATTGTTGCTTCGTACTCATTCATTTTGATTATTTCCTTTCTTTTATACGCAAAAAGGCGAACCACCCAAATGGGAAGTTCGCCTAAAGCGCATTGTTAAAAGTGTGCGAAGGGCAGGATGCCTTTTCGATATCTGTTATCTATCGTACAATTTATATCTTAACCCGTTCGCATAAATCCGCAACAAAAAACCGCTACCAAAATGGGCAGCGGTAATGAAAAATTAAATTTCAGCGCAGAACATCGCGAGCTTTTGCCACAGCAAATAGGTGCTGGTTTTCATGCGTACCTTTTCAGGAACGCCAGTGACGAGACACCATTTATGGGCAGTAGCTTTGATGCGGGGAATCTGCCGTTGTTCAGTTTCATTGAACATCTTGTTGTACATTCTGCGGCGACGTCCAGAATTCCAGCGCACGCCCTCCATAGTCTCGCAAATGAGAGCGTAGGCCAAATGGTTTTGGGCTTCTTCGTGAGTCAATGTAACCATCGTTTTCATGGCTGTCACCCTGCCTTTCTCTCATTGCGAGCCATATGCAGCGCATAATCAAGAGCATCGGGGTCGTCGGCCAAGAACTTGGTCTTTTTAAGAGTTCCGAGTTTTGGATGCTTCAGAATCATGTAGTTCCCTTTATCCTGGAAGAGAGAGCCCTTGTCATAGACCAACTCAACCTTTTCAGCGGACACTGCATAGTGGCGAATGCGGTCACATTCATCAGCATAGTTGATGGGAGTAATATAGCCGATTGGCTTGGTTTCTTCCATCCCTGTCACAGTGACCAGAAAAGCCTTAATGGTCCGGGCTTCTTCCTCTTCCTGCTCATCATAGTATTTGAACGTGATGAACATGGGAGTATCTTTCTTGTACGCATCTTCCTCAGGGCAGAGATACGTTCCACAAGAGCGGCAGAACCAGAGCATCGATACGGGCTTTCCAGTTTTCTGCGCTTCTTTTGCATAGCGCTTAAAAATCTTTATGTCCAGCTTGAAATCCTCGATGTAATGCTCAACCGTGCTTTTCACGATGAGTTTCAGAAAATCACAGATGGAAATAGCGGTCATAGTCATATTGGAAGTCATAATAAAAATCTCCTTTTTTAGTCAGCCATGACCTTGGAAACATTCATGTCATAGCGGTTGAACTTAGAAATATAGTCAAAAATGGTATTTACTTGAGCTTTTGTTGCGGTTTTGGTCTCATCCATATCGAGGAATGTATTGCCCATCGAAGGATTACGAATGGCAATCCAACCGCGTTTATATAGGAAATCGAGACCCTTGCCGCTCCAGTCATACGCCATATTGAGAACTTCATGGTCAGAAAGACCAAACACTTCTCGATTGCGCATGATGATGCGGCCAGCCAGGGCAGCGTGCTCGCCAAACTCGCAGGCATACCAGGTGCCATCGGGAGCAATCAGACCATATTCGGTCAGCTGATGCTGAATGGGTCTATCACTGATATAGCTGTTGTACAGTCGCTGACGGCGTTCAACGGATGTGCCTTTCATGTTTGCTTCAATCCAAGAGGCAAGCTTGGTCCAAAAATCGGTTTTGTAGAATTCCGGGTTGGATTCCTGCTCAGGAAGCGGTTCGCCATTGAATTCTGCAACAAGGTCTGGGTGGGTAAAAAGCCATGCACCGTTGTTGAATGCATCAGAATAACCCGTTTTTCCATAGAGGAAGCACTTGATACCGTCATAGCTGCAATCGATATAATGATGTTTTGCATTGGTGCAGAGCGTTTCATAGCTATCAGTCATAGCAAAGCGGTCAACATAATTGAGCGGATGTGCAATCATATCCTCACGAATTTGATTGACCAGCATCTTGCGTTGAAGCTCCTCAACCTTCTGCCCGAGGGAACGAACATGAACATTGTCATCGACAAGTTCAAACTCATTGACACCAACAAGTTTTTTCCGGCCTTCGATAATGTCCTGGCAAACATGCCTTTTTTCTTCCTCGTTGCCACCCATCATGCAGGAGAGCAGCAGCTCCTCACACTTTTTATACGGCTTGTCCATATTCCAGAACCAGTCACGTGCAATGGCGGTGAGGAACTCACCATCCATACTGAAATGTAGTTGTTCACCCATGTTGGGTAACCTCCCCAATTGTTATGTGTTGTTCTCGACAAAGTCTTCGCATTCCTCGCTGGTCAAAACCACGCCGAAATAGGCAACACGCTTGACGGTGGTTTCCCACACGCGAACGGTGCGTGCCATTGGCTGAACGACCCAGGAATGACAGCGCCAGAGCCCGTCTTCGGAAAGAGCATACCCCGTTGCAATAAAGCACCGCTCTTTGTTCTCATACCAGAGTCGTGCAGAATTGTAATGGCACTGGCAATCCTGACCTTTCCTCATATAGTTGCTGCCATAGAAGAATTGGCCGCGTTCAAGGATTTTGGAAGCATCTTCATCGAACATCGTCATGCAAACTTCATCCCCGCCAAAGGTGAGAATTTTGTCGTGCAGTTCCTTCATGTCACCGAGCGTCTGAGCATTGAATCCAGAAGAGGTGTTGTAAATTTGGCTTTTGGTAAGCCGCACTTTCCAATCCTCGTTCATTGGGTTCCAATGAACAGGGACCGGCATTTGGTCGGCTTCAAAAACCGGATGCTTGGCACTGTTCCAGCTCTTCATGCTGCATTCTCCTTCCGATGAGCGGCTGTGGCTTTTTGCTCTTGAGGTTTGATGACTTTGAGCAAAATACCGCAGCACTGATTCAGAGCAAAAATGCTCAAAACCAGAGTCACGATATTGGTCACGTTCAAGCTCTGTGCCAGGGCACAGACGTTCAAAAGGATTCCAAAGAGGAAAAAGACGGCGAGAAATGCAACAACGGCGTTAATTATCTTATTCATGTTCATGGTATTTTCCTTTCTGCTCACTCAATGGAGCATATCGATGATTTTTTCTACGAGTGCATCGTCTGTCACGAACTGGTTACGCCCCACAACGCCAAGGTCATTGGAGGAGAAATCCTTCATATCGGCGGCATAGCGAATCAGATTTTTGTCAGACAAAGGCTGATAGCAGCTCTTCTCTGTACAAATGTAGACACACTTGTCGTTGAGCACGTTCTGGATGTGCCCGGAACAGCCAACGCGTTTACCGTTGACGGTAATGTTGTGCAGATTGTGGGTCAGCAAAAGGTTGGTGCTTTCAGCTTCTTTTACCTTTAACTGGTTCAAGAGCTTGCGGGACAAATAGACGGTTGTTTTCATTGCGACTTTCTCCTTTTAGAAGTACTTGTAAGCGGCAGTTAAGCGTTTGCGGTACAGGTCCATCGTAGTCAGACCACCTGCATAGACTTTGCGGGAAGAGATTGCCACGTTGGTTCCCGCTTCCATATGGGAGAAGAACATCGAAAGGCAATCTTCCAAACTGTCGCTGGTAGTGAGGGTTTCATACACCGGATACGAGTATTTGGCGGCTTTGCTGTATGTGCTGTTAAGCTCATACGCGAAGAACATTACCTGTCCCGTAACGGTGTTGGGGTCATAGCCATTGCCATAACACCAGTTGAAAAGGTCTGTCTTGCGGCTGTAAGTCCATTGCAGGAGCCCATAGCCGCCATCCGAAGGGTTTTCGGCTGAAGCGTTAAGACCACTCTCCATTGTCATGCAGCCCATTACTGCAGCAGTACCGGCCTTAGAAAGACCAGCGGACCGCAGAGCTGTGTAGATTTCCAGCTCATTGTCGTCAAGATTATCTGGAATCGTTTCAGTTTTCGGCTCGGGCTCTTCGATAGCTGCTTCTGCGGTCTCAATCTGTGGTTCCGGTTCTGCAGCATCGGAAGATTCAACCTCAGCCCCAGCAGTTGTGATTTCCTCCTGTGCTTCTTCAGAGGTCTCCATCATCGGGAACGCCTCATCGAGTTCATTCACTGTTTCAATGGGAGTGGAAAACGCGACAGGTTCGGTTTTGGGAGCTATGTTTTCCTCTGCGTGTGCAGGAACAGAAAGCATAAAACCCATGCAGGCGATGATGGTAAAAATACACATCACCGCGACGACAATCAGGACATGCTTGTTCCGAAAAATGCTGTTATTATTCTTTTCGACTTTCATTTTGTGACTCCTTTTTTGTGTCTTTTCCTTGTAGCGAAAGATTGTGATTTGAGATTTGTGGTTTGTTTTGAATTCCTCCTTTTTCTGTAAACAAAAAAGGCAGGCCCATCGTGAAGATGAGTCTGCCTTGAATGAGAACAGAATTATGAATTGTACGAGCACGCAGTGTGCCAAGTAGATGTTATCTGTCGTACAACTTTTATATTATGGAATTCGCAAGGATACACAAGAGCTTTTGATGTGCTTCTTTTTCAGGCTTCGTTAAGCCACTTCTGAGTGATATCCATGAGTTGATTCTGAAATTCCGGGTCCGGCAAGGTTTTGCTGTCTGCCCAAATTGAGTTACGGACGATTGGGTAATTGTATACAATGCCGTCAACGATATAGGGCCAAAGCACCACTTCACCGCTCACAAGCCAAAGTTTCCGGATTTTGACGGGTTTTTCGTATCTTGTAAGCCAGCATTCACTGGTTACGACGGAATCCGCCACATATTTCTGCGTTTCTTCCTCGGTCAAAAGATTCGGGTCATCGTCCTTGATGTTGTACATCCGTACAATGAACGGTAACGGCATGTCCTTAGAATATTTCTTGTTCTCCCGCAGTTCAGCGAGCAGGAATTTTGAGACAAAATGCGCGATACCGATGCTGGTCAGGCAGTCATCGAGGGTGTGCCCAAGACAAATTCTTGGGATTTCCTGGTCCTCCCCTTTCATCCGATTCGTTGGTATCTGCGGGATGACATCGTCCGGCAGGTATCCGGTATCTGCCATGATGTGATAAAGAATCATTGATGTTTCCTCCTGAAATAAAAAAATAGCAGGCCCTCAAAAAAGAGAGTCTGCTTTGTTTGCACGATGAATCGTTCGTTCGAACTTGCTCCTATCGTGCGGTTGATATTTTGCTGAGTTTGCACATGCAGCCCCAACAGGCATCGTTCAGAACGTCTTGTCGTTGGGAACTTGCAGATACATCCAGGACTGTGGTGCTCGCTTAACGCCAAGCTCTCGCAGGGATACATCCAGAGATTGGATGTCAGAGACGTTCCAACCATATAGAGTGCCAGACTTATTGCCGTATGCAATCAGCTCGTTTGCGGTAAGGCAGCTGTTCTTCACGAATTGAGCGGTCTTTTCGGTCGCTTTTGTGCCAATAGCATATGCCGGGAGTTCACGCAGACAGTCGAGCGTATCGATGTCCCGGCAAACAAATGCAGCAGTTACTTTTCCGGCACCAACATCAGCTTTCGTCTCGTAGCAGAACACCACAAAAGGATAGCTGATTTCCCACGGCATGGTTTTTCGGACCTCAATGGTCTTTTCTCCGCTCAGAATCTTTTCAAGCCATTGCTTTTTGATGCTGAGAAGAACCGCTTTGTTCGAGTTGATTTCAAGGGCTTTATTAGTATTTGAATTAAGCATTGTCATGCTCCTTTCACGCTTCTTACGATTGCCACATCGGCTTCATTTTTGCTGTTGGCAAGAACCAGAGTAGGCTCAATCCAGCGAACTTCTAGGCGGTTGCGTCCCTCACCGACCCAATAATGATGCCAGTGAGCGCGGCGCACATGAGGGCGAACGCTGTGACTGCTGCCACAATGGGAAAAGCTTTCGGCACAGGTTGCATTAGCAGAACGCATTTGCTGCTCGAAGCTTTTCCCGATAACGTAACCGACATCAAAAACAAAAATAACGGCAGAACAGCAATGCCGCCCTACCGCATGAGTAATGGGTTGTGATTCATTTGATTCATTTGTTTTTTTGGAACGTTACCATTTATGGAACGGGTTCAAAAGTCCGGGACGGTATTCGTTATCGACATACATCTTGATGTCGTTATCGTCCAGGGCATCCAAAATGTTCATCCAGCATTCCGCTTCGACGCGCATTTCACCGTCCATTTTCAAGGCCCTGTCGCACTGAACTAAGTCTGCTCGAAAAGAGTTCACATAGAAGCAATCTTTTGCGGCAGCTGCGAACCTGGTAAAGCTGTTTTTGGTATTTGTGGTCATAATCTTCATCCTTTCTAAAATATTTTTCTAATCAATACATAAAAAATAAGCAGGCCCTCAAAAGAGAGTCTGCTTACAAGCGCATGACAGATTGTTAATGTTCAGTTAGGAGGTAAGTGATGGTATCTGTTATGCAATTATTATTTTAGGCGGTTCGCACATTCGTGCAAGTGGCTTTTTAACTTCGTTTGTTTTTGGGCATGGTGTTAGTCCAACCCTTAGATTTGTGCTTTTCAGAGCTGTCGCCTTTGAACATTTCGGATACTTTGCTGCCATCGTCTTCCGCATGAGCAATATATTCAGCCGCAAGAATTTCATACTGTGCGCGGGAAATCCCGGTTTGCTCTGTAAAATTTATGAATTCATGTTCAAACGCCAAACTGAGTGTTATTAAGACGCGATTGGCAAGTTCTTGCCGGAATTCATCAACGGTGCCATCAAATTTTATTGTGCTGTCGTCCTCATCATCATTTGTGAAATCATCAGCCGCAGCATTGACGGCGTCGCCAAAGAAAGTGGTCATCTCGTATGCCATATCGGAAGGACTGATGTCCGGGATACCATTTTCGTCTTTGTCGTTCAGCTTTACTTGAAGCATCCCCCGCATGATGCTGTAGCGCATCAGCAGCACTGACATCGTGCTGTTGGGTTCAAAGTTCTCAATTTCCTTCTCAAGCATTTTTTGCTTGCTTGCGACAATTTTATAGTTTGCTTTCATGTGGAACTCCTTTATTTTGTAGGTTTCCAGATTTATATGTTGACGCAGACATATTGCCAAGATTGCGGTGGGCGCTTTAACCCGAAATCAGAGAGCTTCTTGTCGAGCGGCTGCGTGCTTGCCACATTCCTTTCTTGACACCCTCCCATGGTTGAAACCGTGGGCTTTCCCGGTCTTCATTTTGTTTGATACCTCCCGAATTAGATGCTTCCAAAAGCCTCTTCAACAGCGCGGGTTGTCATGCAGATGCGTTTCTCGCTGCTGTGCTCTGCATTCCAATTCCGTGCGACATCATTTGCGGTTAGTGTTGCAGAAAAAATCTGAATACTATTTCTGTTTTCAAAAAGTTTGTTGCAGATAGCAACAGCATCTGCGCGACTCATATCCTTGAACCAAGTCTTGATGATAACTTTATAAATCAGGTCGGTTTCTGCGGCCTTGACGGCTGCTGCCATCTCTTCGTCGTCATTCAATCCGCTGCGCTGCGCACCGCCAAAAAGTGCAGCCATGTCACTTGCGATAAAGCTATCGCCATTATCCCACATCTGCTGATAAGCGTTAATGATACGCTCGGTTTCGAGCTTATTCGATTCGTTTGCTTTTGTAAGGATATCGGCATTGATGCTGTTAATAATAGTGTTAATCATTTTGTTCTTCTCCTGCTATAATTGTGTGTTTATCGGTTCTCTCTACAACTTTCATGTCGGTGTCCTCCAAATGCAAGGCAAGTCAAGCACCTTTACCATAAACTCGTCTTACGGTAGCCACCGGAACCTCACGTTTCCCTTCCGGTAGTACAAAAGTCGGCTCTATCCAGCGGACTTCCAGGCGTGTCCGGCCTTCTCCGACCCAATAATGATGCCAATGAGCACGGCGGACATGAGGTCTGACTGTACGGCCCGTGCCAGTTGCCGTAGATTTCTGATATTCTGTACCGGAAGCCAGCTGCTTTTCAAAGCTCTTCCCGATTACAAAACCGACATTATAGGTTTTGATGTTGACTCTTTTAGGAGCTGCACCAGGTTTGGAAACAAGGATGGGCCGCTTCTCTTTCGGGATTTTTACCTCTTTGATTTCTGCGTTTTTTGATGCAAGATAATAAGCGGCAGAGACCGCGATACGAAGATATGGCTCGATACCGGCGTTGAACTCCCGCTGCTTTTGCAGCTCATCCTCGCTGAGAACGCCACCCGGTACGTTTGAAATCGTGGCGTCATTGACGGTCGCGGAATCCGTTCCGTTCTGAAAAGCCTGCTCACGTGCATCGTTGTTGCGCCGGTAGGACTCAATCAGCTTCTTGCCGTTGAGACACCACTGCATACATTGACAGAGCTCGATACTGTCAAAATTGGGGTTTGCCTTGAAAGGGACAATCAGAAAGAGCGTATCCACATCGTTCGGCCCATGGGAAGCGTCGAATTCAATGTGTACGAACATCGCATCATGATGGGAACCAGCAGGAAGATTCATGACAAAGTCCCGATATGGCAGCCGCATCATGATATCGGAATAAATCGGTGCGTCCTCAGTCTCAGCCAATGTTCTGAGAAATTCCGGAGCGAAATTGTACACGGTTTTTGCTGCACGCCAATAGTTTGCGACGTATGCCATCGAGAACTGTGCGGCTAACTCCCCATCCATCGCATCGGCAGCAATCTGCCCGTTTTGAATAAGGCGGTGTCCAAGCGGAATGAATTCCTTCACATAATAATCGTAGCCCTTGTCCAGCAGCTTGTTGGCCCCAGAATTCACAAGAAACTGACTGCTTTGCTCAGCGTACCAGAGAGCGCTGTTCACGATGATATTATCCACGATATCACCTCACTGCCAACACAATTTTATTGTCCCGTCAACAAAGAGAATCTGGCTGTACTCCTCACCGTCAAGAACGATGCAGCGGTCCTCGCCGTGTTTGTGAGCGCCGGTACAATACACAGTTTTGTTATTGATAGCCGGGATAGACGGTGCCTTTGCCAAAACCAGCTGACCGCGCATTGCGCAGATATCTAAGAAAGAAATGATGTGGTCGCCCACCCCGGAAAACCTCCAATCTCGTTCACAGTGCTTTGATTTGGAAAGAACCCTCGACATGCGGCAGCGGTTCGTCGGTGACTTTCAGAACGGAGCTATCTCGGCTCTCTGTCACATATCGAATAGCTTTAAGAATTTCGTATGCCAGCTTGCTGTTGTAGGCAAGCTCAGAATTTGAAATGCCAAAGTTCCCGTTCCAGCCAATGCCCATCTTTTTGAGCTGCGGAATCAGAAGGTCACGAGCTTCGATGACTCCTACTCCATTCCAGCGTGCATCATGGTAAGCTTGCAGTCGAAGCAGGCGGAGCTTCCCGTAGTCGTAGTTGGCTGCGATGTCCAAAGACTCGAAGATGATACCAAACTGCCCCATCAAAATCCGAGAGTATGTATCCAGGGCATCGGCAACGACTTTCCAGGAAGAAGCATCTAAGCCAATCCTGTATTTATACGGAGCATCCTTTTCGGGCAGCTCCCGCGCATGATGCAGCACGTCTTCCAGAATGTCGCTGCACTTATCAGATAAGCTTTTGATAGGTGCCGTTACGTTCACAGCCGTCAGCATAGCACAAGCACTTGCAATGTTCTCCTCGCTTGCACCATAGGTTTCTCCAACTTCCTTGCAGATAGAGGAAAAATCGTTGTTGTAAAACGTTATCATAACAGCAAGAGCGTGCAGAATGAAGAAGTACTGCTTACCAGTGAATTCAATGTACATACGGCGAAAATCCTTTCATTTTCTACCCTTTCATTATACCGCGATTCGCAATTTCTCACAATGGAAAGCATCAAATGGTAACAGTTTATACATATTTTTACAAGCAAAAAAGCCGCCTCCTTATGGAACGAAGTCAGCCAGTCGGAACAATGCATCGGAATAATATCAAGGTATTTTCGATATTGTTCCGAACAGATAAATCAGTGATAAATGAAGATGCTTTTGGTTCCTGGATAGTTTCATTGTTTTGCTGTATGATTAGAGTATAACAATTATAATGATACGAAAGAGATTAAATGCGGCGAGGTACAATCAAAATGGATGTGACAATACAGACGGTTCTCCGGCTCTTTGAGCAAGGCATTCCCAGAAGAACCATTGCCAAACGTGCAGGCATCTCATTGCAGAAGGTGCGCAAAATATTGATTACTGCCGGTGCCTGGTCAGATGAAACATCAGAAAAAATCGGGAAGATGCGTTCGAGCGGTATGTCTGTTCCGGAAATTGCAGAAGAAATGGGCATGAAAACCAATACCGTTTGGAGCTATTTGCCATATAGCAAGGGCATGTACAATCAGGAATACCCGACCATTAACGCCATTCGGGTCCGAAATTCGAAGCGAAAAGCAAAAGAAAAAGCCCTCACCTGCACGGATACCGCACAGAATGAGGGCAGTGGCGCTTGCTGAAGGATTCGAACCTTCGGACAGTTTCCCATCGTCGGTTTTCTGGACCGATTCCATTAACCACTCGGACAAGCAAGCAGATGGCGCAGAGGGTGAGATTCGAACTCACATGCCGCGATTTCCGCGACGGCGGCTTAGCGAGCCGCTGCCCTACCGTTAGGCGACCTCTGCATAATGCACCTTTTAACGTAGGTGCGACGTAGTGACCCCTAGCAGACTCGAACTGCTAACTCCACGGTGAAAGCGTGGTGACTTGGACCAATTTGTCGAAGGGGCCATATTGGTGTGTCGGACTGGATTCGAACCAGCGAACCGTAACGGAACAGTTTTACAGACTGCCTGCTTTAACCTCTTGCATACCGACACATGTGGTGCTTCCGGTTGGAATCGAACCAACGGCACGCGGTTCTTCAGACCACTGCTCTACCAGCTGAGCTACAGAAGCACATGGTGACCTGCGCGGGAGTCGAACCCACAACCTTCAGTTTGAGAAACTGACGACTTGACCAATTCGTCGAGCAGGCCATATGATGCCGCATCATGCGGCGGGGATTATGCGATGACTAAGATGTCATCTATCTTGGTATCCAGCATTGCTGCCAATATCACAAGGTTATCAATGGTTGGAAGCGCGGTTCCAGCTTGCCATTTGGCAACCGCCTGTGTGGATACACCGAGGGTATCTGCCACATCTTTCACCTTGATACCTGCTGCTTTTCGCAGCGTCTTAATGTTGGCACCGGTTTTCTGAATATCGATAGTAGGAACGTTCATTTTCTTGCTGCCTTTCTGTATTGCAGGCAACAAAAAAGCTGCCTGCCGAAATCTCGACAAGCAGCTATGACATGCAGTTATCGCTTAGAAGACGCACCGCATCTGTACATGGTCTGTTTTTGCCTGTCGAGGAGTATGAGAAATAAAACTGCGTTCAAAGGACATGAACTCAGAATATTCGTAACTATACTCATACGACATGACATTAACAGTGTTGCACAGCATTTCGGGGTATCTCCTTTCGTTTCGTTCTGATATTATTATACCATGTTTTTGTGAATCTGCAATCAACTTGTGGTTTAGTTTTTTTAGTCTGTATACTATTCAAAACAAAAAGCCGCCTCTTTTGCGAGGACGGCTTTTCTTGTTGTGGCAGGGGCGACACGACTTGAACATGCAACACGCGGTTTTGGAGACCGCTGCTCTACCACTTGAGCTACACCCCTATATTTAATGCTCCAGCTGAGAGTCGAACTCAGAAATAAGCGGGACTTAAATCCGCTGCGTTTGCCAGCTTCGCCACTGGAGCATATGGCGGGTTGTGCAGGG